TACTCCATGCCGAACAGAGCGTTCAGGCCGGGGAGCAGTTCCTTAAGTAGTTGGGAACGTGAGATTGCCATTTTTAATTACCCCTTACAGGCCAACGTTGTTCATATACGAATGGGCACTGGGATTAAACTTAACCAGCACATCCGTAAAATTGTCACCGGGAGTAGAGGCAAAACCGACGATGCGGAACGCAGCGGCAGCAGCCTGAACCGAGGTAGACAGGGCGCTAGTCGAGTTGCCAGTGCGGGTTGAACCCGTGCTGGTGCTCTGAACAGCGGAGAAGAAGGTATTAACGCCAAGATCAGCTTGGGCGAGCGATCCAGCAGCCTGCGCTTGGAAGACCACATTCGGATCGGTCACGACAAACGCTTTGACAACACCGGTCGTATTAGCAGGGTAATACTGGGCGTTGATCGTTTGGCCTTGAGCGTTAATATACTCGCAGCCAACGAAAACACCGATTGCACCAACGCCGTTACCACCAAGGTTATTGGTAGTGATATCAGCGCCAGTAGCGGTCGAGATGTTGATATAACCGTTGGCGTTAAGAATAACGACAGAGCCGTTAAAAATGTTGGTGGCGTACCCAGCCGGGTCAATCAGGAAAGCCTGAGTGGCACCAGCGTACGGCATACCGTCAACACGGTTTACGGGCCTTAGCCCGTAAGGGGAGTTAGTTGCAGCCATTTATGGCCTCCAAAAATTAAAGTTTAGATGAACCTGTACCAAAAGCACCGCGCGAGGTTTCGGACCGGTGTTCTTTGAACAGCGGCATCTTCGGATTGTTTTCACGGAAGAACGTGTTATCAACCGAATCCATCTGCGCGCGATTTTGCTTGTTGTAATGCGTGTCGCGCTGCTCCACAAACTCTTCAGGAGTCTTGCAAAGCATAAGACCGCCAATTTCGAGATTCCCCGAGGGATTCGGAGACAGCATCATTTCGGGATGGTCTTCCGCTTTAACCGGCTCCCAGCCCTCGCGCAACTTGCTCGACATATTAGTCGGGTCAGGTTGCCCAAGAATGGCAGTACGATTCCAACGAAACTTCATCCCCGGCTGTGGGGCCGGATCAGGAAGGGTGGCAGCGGGTTGCCACTGACGAACTTTTCTCTCGCGGACATCTGCGTCACGATTAGTAAGTCCACGGTCAGCACGATTCTCAGCCATTTTCTCTTCCTAGTTTAGCGATCTCTTTAGCGTAGTCTTCTAACGGGACTCCGATCCGTTTTGCAAATGCCACCTGCGTCTGGGTCAGCCTAATTTTCTTGGCTCCAGTTGTACGCGTGGCTGGCGCAACGACGCTTGCAGGCTTTTTGTCGGTGCGGGGTCCCCCAAACTTATCGGGGAATATCTCTCTAATGCGAGCATTCAGACGCTCGTAGTAAACATCAGTGCGCGGGTCAATACCAGCGGATACCAGTTTACGATGTACCCCAAGCGCTAAACTGGTCATTTCGTCATCTTCGCCAAACCAAGGGTTTTGCGCTTGCCAGCGCGTAGCCTTTTCGTCTGGAGTATTGACGTTTTGAGGTACGGATTCAGTATATACCGTATCTTCTTTTTCTTGTAAAGAGGGTGGACGATAAGATTCAATTTGATTCAATCGAATCTTTGCTTCGGTCAGCGCCTCTTGAGCTTCAAGGATCTGGTCCGGGTCCATTGATTCTTGCGCTTCTTTATACTTGCGGCGCGCAATATCAAGCTCAGAACCGGCTTTCGCCTTAATAAGCTCTACGTTCTGGGACTGGTTATCCGCCAAGCCAGCCCGCAGCTTTTTATTCTCTTCAAAAATCTGCTGCGCAAACTTAACAGCTTCTTCTTTTTCACGCAGAGCAGCCTCTTTAGCACGGCGTTCGTCGTGCTTTGAGTGCGCAAGCTCCTTGATGCGCTTCTGAACCTTATCGCTGTATGTAGCTACCTCTTCGTCGGTAACTTCGTCAGGCTCTTTGTCCAGCGGCTTACGCCCACGGTCTGTCTCAGGCGTATCGTCAACTACCTCAAGTTCAATATCGCCTTCCGCTTCGATGTCAATATTGACATCGGCGTCGGTGGTTTCTTCGTCCGGAAATTTATATTCTGCCATTTGTCACTCCTTAACCAGCGCGGGTAATGCCACGGGGATCTTCAACCACGGCTTCGACGGTATCGTCGTTAATAAGCCGGAACTCTCGGCCATGAATCTTCAGGCGCGTACCCGCGTAAGCGCGGGTAATAACGAAGTCGCCCTCTTTACACCATGGCCCCGTAGGAAACTTATCCGTGTCCTTATATGCCATATCGCCAGCCTTCAGGACAAACAGCACTACCGTGCTGTGCTCTTCAATTCGCACTGAAGAGTCCGCTTTAAGGATTCCAGACTCAAACTTATCTTCTACTTCTGGTACGGCGCACAGCAGCTTGTACCCCTGCGGATGGGGCAATTGTGTTGCTGCGGTTTTTTCTTCAGTCATCTGCGTCTTCCATGGTTCGTGCGAGGTCAATTATGTGTTGCTCGGCAAGGATCAGACCCCGAATAATCCCTGTGAGTTCCCGGTACTGATCGAAGGTGCCGCATTGGCCTTCGGTCAGCGCATTTCGTCTGGCGTACAAGTCATCCCGCACTTTAGACAGCAGAAGTTCAAGAGTTCTGTCCATTACCGCCTCCTTTAGCGCGGGAGCGCATCATTTCTTTAAACAAGTCCAACTGCCCTTTTTTCTGCGTCTCTGCGGACTGGTGGGATAACTTGACACCCTCAAGCTGCTGCTTGCCAGCAAGCTCAGCCTGTTTAATCTGCAACTCCTGCTGCTTGATCTGGATGTCAGCCATGTCCTTCTGCTGCTTGCGCTGAACATCGGCCTGCTTGATCTGCAACTCCTGCTGCTGCATCTGGATGATCGGGTCCTGCTGCGCCTGCTGAGCCTGCTGCTGGGCAGCTTGGGCTTGGCTCTCAGCCACAAGACGGGGCGCAACTTCAGCGACCATTCTGCTCATCTCAAGCTCAAGCTCCTGCGGCAAGTCAGCATCGGGAGCGGGCAGCGCCACACCCAGCGCCTTCTCAATACGCTGCCTGTATGAGAACCCAACGTGCTCAGCAACGTGCGCCATGAGCGCGGCTTGAATGGCTTGCGCCTGCGGGTTCTGTCCAATCAGGGCGGCAATCGCCGGGTCCTGCATCATCGCCGTGTGCGCGGCGATATGCGCTTGGTGGTCTTGATACAGGAACGCCTTGACCGGCTTCATCTTCAGGATGTTGCCGTTCTCCGACACCGGGTCACGCGGCTTCTGGTCGTCATCGACCGGCACCAGCTTCGCAGCTTCTTTTATCCCGAGCACCTGCAGCATCTGCCTGTGCAACTGCGGCAAGTCGTAAATCTGGGGGGCCTGCTGCGCCATCTGCATGACGGCTTGGTACTGCACAACCCGCTGGCTCATTGTGGCCGCGTTGGGGTCGCTCACCGGGATAATGTCAACGTGGCTGAAGTCGCTCTTGCGGGCCTTCTGCTGGTTATCTGCAACCTCAAACTCATACGCCGCCGGGGCGTAGTCCCGGATTATCCCTGCCAGCAGCCGCAGCTCTTGCTTAAACGCGAAGTGAACCCTCGCCTGCACGGCGCTCATGACCTTGAGCATGCGCTCAAGAATCGCCAGCGTGGTCCCCACAGGGGTGTTAGCCGACATATCCGCGATCTTAAGATCAGCGGTGGCAGCGAATCGGCGGCCCTCTTCAACGATTGTGTTGAGCAGGTTATACAGAGTGGCGCTTGGCTCCTTATAGGGCAGCGGCAAAATATTGTCTCTGATAGCCCCGCTGGGCACATCCACATCGCGCCATTCACCCGGAGCGATGGGAGTGTCATCACCCTTTAGGCGTAACCCTCTAGACTTAAGCCCTCCGGGCAGGTTACTCAGCGTGCCTGCGTCCACCAACTGCCGCATGATTGAGGTCGCGCTCTTTGCGAACCCACCAACGAGGTGGAACAGCCCGAACCCATACGATCCATAGCCGGGGATGTATTGGTAGTGTACGAAGTGATCGCGCTTCGCTTTTTTCTTGTCGTCTTCGTACCAATTACGCCGGATCGACAGGATCTCCTGAGTGTCTTTCAGGATTGTCACAACATATGGGCACGCCAAGCCATCATTTTCGTCCTCAAACCCCGGCAATTCCAGCAGGGCGTGGACTTCATAAAGCTCGTAGCGGTCGTCGTTATCGGCGCTAAACCCGGTTTCTTTGTCTTTAGCCTTCTGCAGATCGTTGGTATTCTTGGTCGGTTCGCCAAGATCAACGTCTTTATAGAACCCGGCGTGCATTAACCGCTTGAGTTCGTTCTCGGATTTGCGCATCCTATGCGTAAGGCGCTCCGTGGTACTCGTATCCGACACCCCGTAAGGCAGAATTACGTCCTCTGCGGGCACAAAACGGCTTGTCTGCCGCTCCATCGACGGGTCGTAGTAAACTTTTTTGAACGCGCTGCCTGCGCTCGGCAGATTCCACAGCATGCGCTCGTGTTCGGGGCGAAACTCCACCATGACATCCATCAACTGGTAGTTGAGGTCGTCAACAACGCGCTTGGAGGCTTCTTCTTTCTCTTTAGTGGGCGCGCCAACGATGTTGGCCTTGACCGGGCCTGCCGCCGGGAACGTCTCCATAATTGTTTCAGACTGGAAACGAACGACTGCCTCGGTAATCATGGGGTGAAACACCCCGCAAGCGCCCTCCCAAGGCTCTGAGCGCTCCTCGTACTGAAGGCCCAGCAGCTTAATGCCTTCCTTATATGTATCTTCCCAGTCTTTACGCGACGCCAGATCGTTCTCGATGTCGTCCAAGAGGTCGGTTGCGAGCGTATCGAGTTCGTTTTCCTCCATTTTCTCGGCCAAATTGGCGCTGAACTCGGACTCATCCTGCGCGTCCGGGTCAATTTCGATCTCCAGATCGCCAATACCAATATTTACCTCTTCGGGATCAACAATTTCGATCTCAATAGGCTCTTCTTGCGCGGATTCCAAGCCTTCCGGGGCTTGGTAGAGAGCCTTATCCATATTATTTGCCATGACTAATTATCTTTCCTAAATAATTCTCAATAATAGGCGGCTCGACGCGAGCGCCAGAATACCGGTTCGTCTTTCTCGTCCGACTCAAGCCTAATTAACCCGCCCTGCCTGAATCTGAGCAGCGCCATGGACGTAGTATCAACGTAGTCGTCGTTTTCGCCTACCGGAAACGCAGCAACTTCCTCAATTACATCGCGCGCCCAGCGCGTATCGGGTGCCCAGACGCGCCCCGAGAAGAACATATCCGACACCGCGTTGACCCGAGTCACCTTATCGTTGCCGCGTGACGGCGTGTATTCAGCCACTGGGATACCCATGGCCCTAAGCTCCTGAATGAGCGGCGCGCCTGCGGCTTTCTTCTCAATAACAAACGCGTCAGGTTCCCATTTCTTCCAGTGCTTATACGCAACCTGCTTTAACTCTGGAAACTCCATCCTGTCTTTGAACGCGTCGAGCAGGATTATGTGCGCGTTGCCGTTATCTTCGTCGTTATGCCACACGCCCCACGTAGTACACGCGGAGAAGTCGGCGGTTGTCTTGGCTTCGTACGCCGTATCCCATGTCTGAATAACCCACTCGCACTTGGGCGGGTCTTCGGCTTCCCAGACATTCCAGTATTCTCTTTTAATTACCGCCGCCGCATCCGAGGTCGGCTGCTGCATGTACTGAGCGTTCCAGTACCGGGGGTCCATACCCGCTTTTTTCTGCAGCAGCGCTTCGATGGGCCACTGCTCAGGCCACAGCGACTTCTCGTTCAGTATGGCGGGTAGCTCAATAACTTCCCACGGCTCGGAGTCCGGGTTCTTGGCAGCGAAGCTAATCAGCCTGCCCGTCAGGTCCAATAGTGACCAACGAGTCATAATGACGATGATCGCACCGCCCGGCATCAAGCGCTGCAGCGGGCCAGTCTGGAACCATGACCAAGCCTGATCGAACGTCAGGTTACTGTTTGTCTTGATGTCCTGCTCGGAGTGGGGGTCGTCCACCACGAATAAGTCAGCGCCCCGTCCCGCCAGCGCGCCGCCCACGCCTGCGGCATAGTATTGGCCGCCTGCGCTCGTTGACCACTTGCCAGCGCTTTTCTGGTCGTCCGCCACCTTCGTAGCCGGAAATATCTCGGCGTACTCAGGGTCATCGTTGATTAGGTTTCGGACCCTTCGGCCAAAGTCCTCGGACAAGCCCGCAGTGTGGGTGCCCATAATGACTTTCTTTTCTGGAAACTTGCCCAGAAACCACGCCGGAAACAGGTAACTGCTGAACTCGGACTTGCCCATACGAGGCGCGATATTGATAATCACGCGCTTTTTCGTACCCGTGGCTACGTCTTGAAACACCTTCGCAAGCTTGCGGTGGTGGGGGCCTACCTTAAAGCCGGGGTATACCCGCTTGGCAAACTCAAGCGGATCGTCTTGGGCACGCTGGATAGCGTCCTTGTGTTCTTTCTTCTCAAGAAGTTCAAGAAGTGCAAGCTTTTCTTGCTTGCTCATAGCCGCCAGCGCGGCTGCGTTCAACGGAGCGTTCACTCCTTGACCTCGATGTCTTCGGCGTCGGTTTTTTTCTCGGTCGCGTCTTCAATTAACCGAAGCGAAGTCAGTTTCTCCATCAGCTTGGCGTCAATCTCAGCGTCGGAAATATCTGTCTTCTTAACTTCGATGCGCTCGGTGAACAGCCCGACTTCGGTGACCTTGCCTAGAAGCTCAAGCGCGCGCAGCCTGATCTTGGCGTCCGGGTGGCCTGTTTCCTCAACGATCTTTGACACGGCGTAGCCGCGTAGCTCCTTAGCCTGCTCGACAAACTCCCAGTCATAAGCCGTCAGCATGCCAACCAGATGTCGAACAGCCGGGGGAGTCTGGACGCGGAGTAATTTGGCTTTTGTTTTATCGTCTGGCTGGGTAGTTACTAACCCGCTAAACGCTTCCTGTGCGGAGGCTACCTGCGCAGACGCAGCCACTGCGTCATCATCCTCGACGCCAAGGGACTGCAAGAAGTTACCCGTCTCAACTTGCGCGGCTAGCACTTGCGCGGCGGGTGCCTTTTCAATTGGCGTGAATCCTACTATCGGATCGTCATAAACGTCCGGAGCATTAGTTGAAACTTCGCCTAATAGGTGGTCAAGCATATTTATATCTGCGCAGGCGTTGACGCCTCGGTATGGTGAATATACACTTAAATCTGTTCCTGTGTGAACTCTCCTCCGTTGGACTTCCCCTTCCAACTTTATGCCGCGCTGCTTGCGCGGCTTTTTTTATTTGTAGTTGTCTAAAACTTGACAAGACTCATTGGAATTTTTGTAGAAATTTTTAGGGGGGTTACATTTGTTTTTGGAATTGTAATTAGTTTTGTGGTGTTGGAGACAAATAGTGTTATTGCGGCGTCGTTCAGCCGCCAAGTTATTTGGGGGGTCGGGGATGGGTGGGGTCAAACGAGGCTGAATTGCACCACCAACTAGAACTAGCCAATGATGTCAAATGTTATAATGTATCTGTCAGCACGGTGCTGGCAACAACCTACGGAGAGCATCATGTTCAAGTCAATCCTCATCGGCACACTGCTTGTCACGGCTTCGGTCGCACTCGTCGCTTCGGTCGCATTGATGCCCATGTTGGGGTCCGACGGCAGCGTCTGCCTGTTCTGTTACAGCGTGGTTGCTGGCATCGCTGCCTCAATCGCCTAACCCACTCACACACTCAGGAGATCACCATGAACTACACCAACGTCATCCGCGCACTCGACAACCTGCTCAAGTCTGGCGCTAGCCTGCACGCGCAGATCGCCCCGCACCTCAACCGCAACGGGCATGCGCCCGCTGATCTCATCGCCAGCTTTGCTACACGTGTAGCAAAGCGGTACGAGTGCGAAGCCACCATCACCGACACAGGCTGGCGGTTCAAGGACGCAGACGGCGCGCGCCACGCAGCCGCGAGTCAGTTCTGGCTGCGCGAGATCCGCGCGTACGATGCCACGCCTAAGTCAAGCAGGGGTGGCGCGCGCAGCCAGCAGCAGGACGCTGTGGCTAAGCTGCTCGCAGCGTACGAGGCATTGAGCGCAGCAGAGCGCCGTCGCTTCAAGGCTTCGATCTGAGTAATACGTTTGCTACACGTGTCGCAAACGAAACAACGGCGTGGCTGAGGTGTCACGCCTATTCAACCCACAGAGAACACCATGATCTTCAACGCACTCAGCCTCGCAGCAGGCGCAGCCCTAGCCACATTCGTGCTCATGCACGAAGACCCTGCAGTCTACGCAGCATGTGTACTCGCAGCCTTCACGGGCTTGGCCCTTTCTGTCCTCATAGACCGGAGCAAACAATGAAAGCAACCCAAGTCCCCGCCCTGCTGGGCGGTCGCCCCATCTCCAAGTACACGGACACACCGCAGGCTGCGCGTGCTCGCCTGCTACGTGCAGACCCCAAAACCCTCAACCCCATGCAACGCGCATTGCTGCGCGCAGTGAAAGGAGAATCCAAATGAGCAAGACAACGAACAAGTCCACGCACGTGGACACCAAAGAATCAGCGGCCCGTCGCCGTGCTGCGCACGTAGCCCGCATGAAGCGAGAGAAAGCACTGCTCAAGGACCATATCACTAACGTATTACTGACAAGGGGTCAAAAATAGGGTCGAAAAAAATGCGTCCACGTTTTCAGCACCAGTGGACGCATAGTGGGTAACCGGAGAAGCGCATGGTTGCTGGCTGCGTCCAGATTTCGGGTATCTATGTATCTATATTTATATATTATTAGTAGTAGTAGTAGGGTAGTGGGTAAGTGGACTCTTTGGGCCTCTTAATGTCTGGCGTGTGTTAGTACCCCAAAAAAGGATACACTTGTGCCCTACTACCCAACAACTAAGCAACCATGCGCATCTACAGCGACCCACTATGCGTCCACTTGGCCTGAAGTGGTGGACTTTTTTTGAAAGAGGTGGACTATGTTTCAACCATTGAAACCATTACCAAACAGAGAAGTTGATCCTTTAGGATTAGGAGCACACAAAATGAGCGAACAAGCATGCGCCCGCTGCGGGCAGTTCAAACCACGCGAATCATTCAGATTCAAGGCAACCCCAGCGCAAAAGGCGCGCTGGGACAAGGACTGGATAACCTCCAGCGTTTGCGACACGTGTCGCAAACCCCCAGCCCCCAAACCCACGCTAGGCCCGGTCGGGCTGTTCAAGAAGCTCACCAACGCAGGCTTGCCTGCGCCCATCATCGAGATGCGCGTAGCGCAACGCGCACACATAAACAAGACACGCCGCGTAGCTGGACTACGCAAGACATGGAGGGAGAAGCACAAGGAAGACACCGCGCAGTGCCTCGCTTCCCTAGATAGGGAAGCTAAAACAAACCGATCACGGATCAACTACGCAAAAAACGCTGCACTCATCACGACACTGCCATTCTGCTGTTTGCTTCGCTACAACGAAGTGCTAATAGCCGCAAGAGCGGCTATCAAGGAGGACACAAAAGCAGGCAGAACACCACCCGACCCATGGCACAACGCCATCCCAAAGGAGCAGAAACTAGAACTAATAAGGATATTCACAGACGCAATGGAGCGCGCAACCAGCGATCATGCCCGCGCGTACATAGGCCGCGCTCAGCCCTCATGGTGGAGCGAGTTTGTGATGAGTCAAACAAAAGGAGAGAAATCATGAAAATCAACCCACTGGACGAGATCAAAGACTTATACCGCTTCCCGGACAAAGCCGAGATCAATAAGGCTATAGACAGGCAGATCACCAAGCTGATTGCTACACGTGTAGCAAAGCCCATCAAGACAATCATCCATGTCAATCAACACGCTGTTAAGCGTAACGCCAAGACAGGCGGCGATGAGCCTGTCCTCACAGTCAAGACATACAAGAGCAACACCTACGCGCACAGCGTAGCCATCGACGGCCCGTCGCGTGTCATCTACAGCCCGGACAAACCCCTGTCATGCGGCGCTAAGGTATGGATCGAGACGCACGCACACGTAACCATTGATAAGTAACCAACCAAAGGAGAGTAATCATGAGCGGTGGAAGCATGAACTATGTCTACTCTAGGGTAGAGACAGCAGCGAGCGACATTCGCTGCAACGAGCACAAGACTTTGCTTCGCTTGAAGTTTGCTGAACTGTTGGACGTTGTTGCCCAAGCGTTGCACGACATCGAGTGGGTTGACTCATCCGACTATGGACTCGGCGACGAAAACGAAGCCATCCGGCGTGTGTATGAGATCGCAAAG